TTCTTTTAGTCTTTCTCCATTGTTTGAAACTTTCCTATTGCCTTCAGCGAAAAATGGCTTATCGCACATTCCTGCCTCAGTAACAGTTCTAAACTCTCCATCTATTGTTCCACTTATTGTATATATAACACCTGTTAGGAATTTTCTTCTTACACCATTTTCATCTTCAACTTTGTCATAAATATAGCTTTCCAACTTCATTTGAACATCTGGAATTAATGCTATTAGTTTTTGAGTAACTTGCGTATGTTCAACATAATCTATTGATCCATAGCTCATTTTTAATTGCTTTACAAAACTTTTATTCCAAGCCTTAGATAGCTCTATTTGAGTCTTTCTTTCTTTCACTTCTCTCCCTTTTTTTATATATGTTTATATTAAATTATTACTGTGACACTTTTTTTCTACGATCTTGAATCCCTTTATCATTAATAAAGTTTTCAATTTCTTCTTTATCCCAGATCGGGCCTTGTGCTAAAACTTTAATTGGCTCTGGTAATTTACCATGAAACTTATATTGGCTAACAGCTTGTCTTGTTACACCTAACATATCAGCAATTTCTGAAACTCCTATTGGATCAATCATTCTTTTCCTTTCATGCTAAAAGGCGGGCTTTTTTTAAATGAATAAGAAAGGCACCCGCCATTTAGCTTTTATCTAACCAATCAACGCTCCATTCAAGCGAAGATCTTAATCTTACTCTTCCAAATATAGATCTAGTAAATCTCTGAACAGATCCACAATAAATGCAGACTATTCCATCTCCTATGTAAAACTTTCCTAAAGTTAAAACTTTTTTACAAGTTTCACATTTCAGATCTAAAATCTTATTTACATATTTATTAATAATACTTAAATTATAGATTTAAGTCTAGACAAAATATGAAATCCCCTAATCTTGCAGTTGCCTGTTTGATTAAAGGATTTCATTTTTATATTAACATATTAAGAATTAAACCTTAGTTTTAATTGTTATTTTCTTCTTCCCATGTTTCCAGAAAAGAAAACACAACTTCCTCTAGCTTATCTAATTCAAATATCACTAAACCATTAGTTGTTCCATCAGGCATAGCAACAAATACAAATGGTCTAGTATCTCCGATTATATTGTTATGAGTAGATTGAATTTTAGCATCTTGATATTTCTTCCAGATAGTTTGAACTTGTTTCCCTGCTTTTACTTCAACCTTAACAGCACCTCTCCAATTTTCTTCATGCCCCATTTGTGATCTAAACTTTGTATCTGGTATCTTTAATTTTTTTCTAGCTAGGTTTTGTTTTCTTCTACCTTTATTCTTATTATTCAATCCTCTTTTTTGTGCAGGTGTCCATTGATCTTTGTTTTTAACATTCTTTTGTCCCATTCCCTGCATACCTGCGTGTTTTCTAGCTTTATACTCCGAGAATGTTTCATCTTCTCGCCATTCAATATCTTTTTTGCTCATTAAATTCCTTTAATAGGCACTTTTACAACAGGATTAATGCTTAAATTTCCATTTTGAGTTTTTCTTTGTATTTTTACAATCTTACTTCCCCATTTTCTTTGGAATCTTTTAGCATGCTCTTCTTCTCTTTTTGCTGTTCTAATTCCAACTATTCCTCCATCAGAAGTTATGTGTTCGCACATATAAAACCATTTGTTGTTTCTTAAAATTTTTCTATATTTTTTTAAAACTTGCAGACTTAGATCATAATCTTCTTTTAAAAACAAATTGGGATCAAACCTCATGCTTGGATCAACATTTCTTATTGCATAGAATGGGCCGAGTATTACCGAAGATAAACTGAAAGGCGAATATTCTCTATAAAACTTTTTATCACTTTGTAGATTTATTCCCCAAACAACAGTTCCCAGATCTTCTGTCATTTTAAACATATCATTGCAAAATAATTGCAAATAATCTTCATTAACATTTTTAATTCTACCTTTCTCGTGGTATCCTACCGAAATTAAATCGTCGTCCATTATTAAACAGTTTTCTCCTTTATATCTGTTTAATACAGCATTTCTTGCTTTGCCCGGATTTCCATCTTCTTTTTCTGGAATAGCAAGAATAGGATTTGGATTATATTTCTTATATTCTTCTTCTTGATCTTCTCTCACAACTATTGTTGCTTTTGTATTCCATTTAGCAGTTAAAACATTTTCTGCTCTTTTATGGCTGATAATGAATTGTTTTGTTTCATTCATTATTTATTAAGTTGATTAAAGTTTTTCCATCTAAAACTCTTCCAACCCCTCTTCTTCTATAACCATCTTTTGAATCTAAGGCATCTTGTGTTTTTATTCCTAGATTTTCAACAATAAAATTCCAATCCATAACATTATTAAAAGAAAACATCACATAATTATTAGCCTCTAATGGCTCTGTAACAAAGTCTATTTCTGGCTCTACTACTTCATTTTTATTTTTTAATTTATCCATTTCTAATTCAGTAAAACCAACACCCTCTAATAATAGATTGCTACTTTCTTTTAATTCAGACAACATCTCCGACAACTTATCATTGTTCCAACCACCCAATTCAACTAATCTATTTGTTGCAATTAAATAAGCTCTAGCCTCTGCATCATTCTTGAATTTTATATTTGATACAACAGGAATAAGCCATTCTCCATTTTCTTCTCTTATTCCATCTGGTGTTTCATATCCTCTATCTTTAATTGTTTTAATAGATTCTAAACGACCATGCCCAGACACTAACTTCCCTGTTGTTTCATTAACTATTAATGGCTCTATAAATCCAAATCTGTGAATTGATTTAATGATCTCTTCTATGTCATGATCTTTAGGATTTAACTCTTCTTCTGTTACTTCATCAATTTTTATATATTTTATATCATGATCTTCTATTTTTTCTTCTTCTTTGAATATTCCCATTTATCTCTCCTAATCTCCCCAACAATGTTTGCTACTATTCCAATGATACCAACCATCATTATAAACAAGCCATTTAGCAACTTTTGTAGAAATTATTGGATCTGTTCTTGGGCTTGTTATATTTAACTTATTTTTTAACCAATCCCAAGTGTGATCATTAAACTGCCACAAGCCAACATCTTTAGATCCATCTTTATTTATTCCAACTGCATCAGATCTTCCTGTTGATTCGCAATAAATTATCCTTAAAGCTCTTCTTTGATCTTCTTCTTTAAAATGATTTTGTATTAGAGGTGTCCAACTACTAACAACAGCTACCTGTTTATTTCCTTTAAAACAATTAATTGTTTCGTGAAAATTATCTGTATTAAGCTCTTGATCTACTGGATAACAAGTCAGTTGCAGGGCTAAAAGTATTCCTATCATCATCAACTTCAATTGGCTCTATATGTAATATACCATTAGGCATAGACATTGAAGAAAAGGAATCCCCCTCTTTAATGACTAATTTAGCCAACCCTCCTGTATTTTCAATAGCTACTATTTCTTTCGCCATATATTCATTTTAAGCATAGATTGAATTTAATGCAATCTTAGATTAAATTATAAGATCTTTAAATTATCCCAACCATCTTCCGATAAAGTAAAGGTTAAAACACCATGAGAAGTAGTTAATCCCATACGACTTTCAAGCTCATAAGAAGTATCCAGACTTGGACTCTGAATCCACGATCTTCCTCTTTCTGTTAATACTCTTAAATGATGATAATGCCCTGTTATTAAAAGATCAGATGTTCCTGCTGGTAATCTAGCCATAGCTTGATTTTTCCACCAATTAATTAATTTAGTTTCAGCATTACCTCCTCCACCTGTTTGGTGACCATGATAAAAAGTGATCCTCTTATTTTTAACTTCAATAGTTAAATAAAACTCATCTGGAATTATTACTTTTACATGTTTATAACGCTCTCTTCCATCAATAATCTCTCCTACTATTTGAAATATTGTTGAATCTGATCCATCTAATCTTGTTGTGCTAACTTGTCCTTTGCTTGATCTATACTCTGAATGGTTACCAATTACTCCTCCGATTACTATCTTTGGTGCTAATGGTAATAAACCATCTAAGATCTCTAAAACCATCAATCTTGCTATATGTTCTTGTTCTGATCTAGTTAATTCTATATTGAATGGCTGATGTTCGTAGAAATGACAAACACCCTCAATCAGATCCCCAATTCCCATTATGTATATCTCATCTACTACTTCTCCGATCTTATTTAGATCTTTAATGTTTTTCTTAGCTTTAATAACTGATTCTTTTATATAATCAACTGTTTCATCAACTCCCCATTCAGTATTAAATTCAGCTTTTCCAAACTGCCAATCAGCACAAATATAGAAATAAGCAAGATTTCCTTTTTTTTGGCTTACTTTAATAGGCTTTTTTTTCTTGACTTGATCTTCTAATTCTTTAAAGAACTGATCATGTTTAGGACTTTTTCTTTTAATTGTCGCTTTAAAGGCATAAAGATCTTCAACCTTACCTCCCTTTAATTGCGTTTGCCATGTAGAAAACTTGATTGAATCTTCAACAATAAAAAAATGATCACTATCAAATCCCCATTCATTTAATAAGCTATTGAATTTAAAATCATCAGATCCGCTTTGTATATGAGTAACTTCTCCAGAATTAGATTCATTATCCCAAGATCTACGAGGTTTCCACCCGCTTGGATAATAATTATTTCCTAACTCCTCATTATGAGGTAGATCTTTTTTTGTGCCGATTTTTTTCTTAGGCATACAAATATGTTAGCGAATATAAATCTTTGTTTTAACAAATAGAAAAAACCCCCTTATCTCTAAGAGGGCTTTTCTAACTGAAAGGAATTATCCTTTACTATTAAATCCAATCATCTTTTCCCCCTTATTACCTGCTTGTATTATTTCAACAGCATTATCTGCACAATCTCTACAAAGAACTTTTTTAATACCTTTAATAAAAATTACTAAGTGAGTTTTAACTTTTTCATCACAGTTATAGCAGTTGAATGATTTTTCACTTGGTATATGATAAAAACTTTCAGCCATTATTCCCCCTTTTAACATTACATTTTTTTTCACAATTCCAATTATTTCTTTTGAAACAATTTATGTGATGTGTGTAACTTTTACTCATTCTATAACTTCAACATCAAAGTCGCTAGTGCCAACTTTTATTTCTGGATTTCCTATTACATTTTGCAACCAATTTCTATAATCATGTTCCATAAATGTATGAGTTCCTCCCATAAAATCTTTACCATTTTTTGTAGTTGGTATTACTTTAAATTTCATTTTTGCCTTTCTTTTAATAATTCATTATAAACCTGTGATTTAAATAATGTATAGGAATTGTTGTATATTTCTTTTATAATAAAACCCCTATATTCCTCATTAATACCTCTTAAAACAGCTCTAAATGGCTATTAAAGGCAAAATTAAGGCATATATTGACTTAATCCAGCAATTAAGACTGCTAAAACTGTTGTCCAAGCCAATAATTCAGATCTACTGATCTTCTGATTTACTTTCTCATGTAATAGATCAAATCTTTTGTTTAGATCCTTTTGGCCTTCCAGAAGTAAAGCCAACATTTCTTTCTGTGTATATCCATTATCTGACATGGCCATAATATCCATATTTATTATTGCAAATGGTAATCCATGTTCCATTTATTTTTTTTGTGTAACAACAATCAGAAGCCATTAATCTCTAAATCCTATGGTAAGTAGCCATATACCTAATGTAATTAAAGTCGCAAGACCTGTAACCTGTTGAGCTGATCCTGTAAGAGTTAAAGTAGCAATAACTAGACCAACCAGAGTCCAGCTCAAATTCAAAGTTTCTTTAATGGCTCTCAAAAGCCAATTCCATAATTTTTTTAGCACTAACCTCTCCTAAACATAAAAGCAGCCATAGATGCTATTCTAGTCAAAATAACAGGCACTACAACTTCTTGTGCTTTTTCACGCTGATCACTACTCATGTCATTTCCTATATTTGAAATTGTGATCTCTTCTAAATTATCAAAATTAACAAACACTTCTATTGGATTTTCTAAGAACTCTTCGTATTGCACCTCTGTAACAACATCAGCTAATGTATAATTTTCTACATCTTTATTTTCTACTGCTCTTTCAACATATTCTTCAACAGCAGTAGCAACTGATTCATCTTCTTTAACTGCCTCTGCAATAATTTCAACATCTTCAGTTTCAACTTGTAATACTTCAGCGACAACTTCAACTTGTTCTTCAGTTAATTGATCTATTTCTTCAATAGCCTCTTCTACTACTTCCTGTATGATCTCCTGTGTTTCCTCTGTGGTTTCGGATAGATTTTGAACTCCAATGTCATTAACTTCTTCTAAGACTTCTATTACTTCTTCGGTTTCCAGATCCTCAACATATTCTTGTATTACTTCTTTAACTTCTTCTTCTGATAGATCTTCCTCAACAATAGGAATTTCAATGATCTCTTCAATAACTTCTTCTAATTCTGCAACTTCTTCTTCTATTATCTCCTCAGATAATTCCTCTTCAATAGATCCTTGCGAATCAAAAATATCAAATATTTCAAATATAGTTTCTTCAACTTGTTCTTCATCTTCATAAATCTCAACTTCATCTTCAACAAATATTTCTTCAATTTCAACTTCATCTTCTATGATCTCCTCTTGTATCTTTTCTAAATCTTTTTCTATATCTTCTGGATCTGGTGGGAATAAATCGTTAGCGATAAATATATCTATTAAATCTATTTCCTCTTCAATTATAATTTCTATTTCCTCAAAATCTTCAAGATCATCTATGTATTCTTCAATTTCTAAGACTACTTCAACAAACTCTTCTAATTCTTCCTCTGATAATTCTTCAATAAACTCAATTTCTTCATTAAGGATTTCAATTTCCTTAGCATCAATCTCCATTTGTCTTTCCAGATCTTCA